TATGATGTACCCTATGCAAGATACTTGCCGGCGGTAAGATTGGGAAGATGGGACGGCAAGGTCAGTTACTTCCAATTAGGCGGATCAACATACACCAATCTCTTGCCAGAGATCATGCCCATCCTGGAACGCTACAATTACGACATTGAGTTAGATGACCAAAGAGAATACTCTACTGTATTTGAGTTTGCCCAAGTTACAGAACAAACATTTGCACACAAGACTTGGCCAAAAGGACATCCTGCAGAAGGGCAACCTATCTTGTTGCGTGACTATCAGGTAGAGATTGTGAACAACTTTCTAACCAACCCACAATGCATACAGGAAGTGGCAACAGGTGCAGGCAAGACAATCATGACAGCAGCCTTGAGTGCCAGCATAGAGCCATATGGACGATCCATTGTAATTGTGCCCAACAAGAGTTTGGTTACACAAACTGAAAAGGACTATGTTAATCTTGGCTTGGATGTGGGTGTTTACTTTGGCGACAGAAAAGAACATGGACGCACACATACCATCTGCACTTGGCAGAGTCTAAATGTACTGCTAAAGAATACCAAGGCAGGTGTGGGAGAGGCAACCATACAGGACTTTATTGAAGATGTGGTGTGCGTGATGGTGGACGAAGTACACATGGCCAAAGCAGATGCACTCAAGACCCTGCTGACCAGCGTGATGGCTAGAGTGCCAATTCGCTGGGGATTGACCGGTACTGTGCCCAAAGAAAAGTTTGAAAGCCAAGCCCTATTGGTGAGCCTGGGGCCGGTGATCAGCAAGCTCAGTGCTAACGAATTACAACAACAAGGGGTGCTGGCGCAGTGTCATGTGAACATTGTGCAGTTACAGGATCACGTGGAGTATTCAAACTACCAAAGCGAGCTTAAATACTTGTTGGAAGAGTCTGGCAGGCTGGATGCCATGAGTGAACTCATACGCCATGTAAACGAAACAGGCAACACCCTGGTACTAGTAGATCGCACTGAATGCGGCAGACAATTGGTCGAGCGACTGGGTGAACGTGCTGTGTTTGTGTCAGGTGCAACCAAAGCAAAAGATAGACAAGATGAATATGACGAAGTGGCGGACAGCACTGATAAGATTATTGTGGCTACCTATGGTGTTGCCGCTGTGGGTATTAATATCCCTAGGATTTTTAATTTGGTTCTTGTGGAACCCGGGAAAAGTTTTGTCCGCGTTATCCAAAGCATTGGACGCGGGATAAGAAAAGCAGAAGATAAAGACCATGTTCAAATTTGGGACATAACCTCAACTTGTAAATTTGCCAAGCGCCATTTGACCAAGCGCAAGCAATTCTACAAAGAAGCCAACTATCCCTTTACCCAAGAAAAATTAGAATGGATGAAAATAAAATAACTGTTGCGGTGTGTGGCGAAAGCTATTGTACTGCCAGCACAGTTGATCTTAAAGAAACAGGACTAAGAGGACATTTTAGTCAGATACTTGAAGATCAATATGGCTACAAAGTGTTGCATTTTGCACATGGCGGATTCAGCAACACAGGAATCATGTTTCAGATACAAGAAGCAGTAAAACACCAACCTGATGTAATTGTCTACAACAAAACTTGGGCCAGTCGCATCACCATCAAACTAAAAGATGGATTTCGACCAGATGACGGTTTAAGAAATTTTGTGTATTTTAATTCTCACATGCCTAGTACACATGAGACCTGGACCGGAAATCTCAATGCGCCAATATTAAGCACAGTGCCTCAGGGCTTGGAAAATCATTCAATAGTCTCTCCAGAAAAACTACAGGCTACAAAGCAATATCTTACTGAACTGTTTGATTATGACATGCAACAAATATTAGACAACTGGTTGTTTGAATATTGGCATAACAAAATGTTAGCTGCCGGCATACTGCCATTAAAGTTTACCGATGAAGATGTTGGAAAAGTGGCTGTTGACTTTGGCGGAGCCAATCCAACATTTGATTCTCCATTCCACACAGACCGTGCTACGCAAGAACAAGTGGCTGCAAATATTCATCGCAAAATCGTTGACAAATTGCCACAGACCAAGTAAAATGACAACATGAGAATACTTACCCTAGACAATGCCACTTACGATTTAGATCACCTGCCAGAAGAAGTAGATGACATGCGTTTTGCAATATTAGACAATTCAAATCCAGCAGAGCCTGACTATCACTTTATACCCTTGATCTTTTTGGAAAGCTTCAATGCTCCTGCTCTTGTGTTGCGCATTGGCGAGCACACCATAAAGATGCCCATGGACTGGCAGATCTTGATTGGTGAACCTGACGTTGGTGATCTAGAAGTGTTGCCACTCACATCAATTAACGACCGTGGGTTCAAAGTATTCCAATTCAATCCACTAACCAGCTTTCGTCCCAGTTTTCCGGACATTGAAATCCTAGATGTGTATCATGAGGTATCCTGGTACGCACCCAAACTCAAGAATGGTCAACTGTTGGCTGTGCCTGTAAGTGAAGGTGCGGACCCTGACTGTGTGTACTTTGTCAAAGACGTCAGTCGTAACTGCGAGATTGTGGACTACAACAAGGCCTGGTAATGCCCTACACTGAACCTGAAGTATTTGAAATTATCAATAGACTGGCCAGAGTGTATCTGGAAAGTTATCCTGACGATCGTGAAGGCCTAGAGCGTTTTCTACGTTGGGCACATTTACAATACGGCTACCAATATGGGCACCCTTAAACCGGGTGCCACATACATTTACGAACGTGTGGGCAACGAAGTGTATGCTCGAGAGTTTGGTGCTGATCCTGCTGACCGTAAGTTAATGGGCTATGCATATGATCCTGTGACTGGACATCAAATATCCTACGATAAACGAACCAGCGACGGCCGACCTTTGCTTGATCACCTCCAGGAAGACAAGATGTGGGGCGAAATTCGGCGAGCTGCTCGAACCAATCCCACTTTACAAGACGCACTAGAACGTGCTATAATGATTTACAAACTGACCAAAACTGATGAGCGATAAACTGACCATTGCCAATGAGATGAAGATGTTTGACCGCAAGGTCAGATCATTCTACGACGACCTTACCGCAGAAGAAAAGAAAAAGTTTTCAAACTATCTCATGATACGCTGGGGCTCGGCAGTAGAAGGTTCAAGAGAATTGCAAGAGTTTTATGTGATTGCCACTAACGAAAGATTGAACAAACACTTCTTCAATGTAAGCAAACACCCAAAACTGCAATGGCTCATGGCCACTAGTGTAAGTCCAGATTTAGGATCGCAACGCCATCCTTGGATTGCTCCTAAGAAAAAACAAGCTGGCCTTAGTGCCAAACGCAAAGCACTAATGGCAATGTATCCACACTATAAAGATGATGAGATAGATGTTATGGCAGCAATCACAACACAAAAAGAAATTGACGCATACAACCGCGCTGCCGGCAATGAAAAATGATCCAGCAATTGGTTGTAAATGGATGCAGTTACACCCATTCTTATGCATTGGGCAATGGACACACTGATCTAGCACAGCGGTTAGGTATAACTCAAGCCAACAGCATTGCCATCAGTGGCAGTGCCAACAGCAGGATACTGCGCACCACTCTCAAACACAGTTACACAGCACCTCCTACGCTGTATGTGTTGGGCATGACATTCCTTAGTAGATTAGAAATACCCATCTGCGAACCAGAAAATGATTTTGAAGGACGATGGGTAAATCCGCAAAATCAAGAGTTTGCCTACAGATGGCAAACTGGCTGGAACCAAAAAGAGTCCGAGCAGTTTGTAGACACCAAACTCAAAACTGAAGTGTACAGCATTTTGGATCGTACTGAAGATCTCATGTACCGCATGCTCAGCACAATTGACAGTTTGAAATCTAGAGGACATCGAGTGCTGATGTTTCAACAGGCTGATGATTTGTATCACAAATACCTAACAGATCCCAGATTGAGTTTGTTGAGTCGTCCAGAAATTGTCAATGGATATCGATGGCGAGCAACTGAATGGCAAGCAACTCAAGGTGTAGAACCCAAAAAGTACCCTCCAGGCTCGCCTTATGTTCCTCCGGATATGACACATCCGGCTATAGGTCACCACCACAAGCTCAATGAGTTCTTGACATCTTACATACAAGAGCATAAAATACTACAATGACCCAATGCCAATACTGCAAGAAAGACTTTGCTCGAGAAACCAGTCTAGCAGTTCATGTGTGTGAGCCCAAACGGCGCAGACAGGAACGAGCAGAACGCGGTGTAGAATTAGGCTTTCAAGCATATATCCGGTTTTACGAAATGAGCCAAGGTTCGGCCCGGCTCAAGACATTTGACGACTTTGCTGACTCGCCTTACTATCGTGCGTTTGTGAAGTTTGGGCGCTATTGTGTGAGCACAAGAACAATCAATCCCAAACAGTTTCTTGAGTGGCTGTTGAAAAACAACAAGAAGATTGACCGTTGGGCCAGTGATCAACTGTACACAGAATATCTCATACAACATTTGCCTGCGGAGAATGTAAACGATGCATTAGCTAGAGCAGTAGAGTTTGGCATGGACTGGGCAGAAAAAAATTCAGCACAGCCACAAGACTGCTTGAGATATGGCAGCACTCCGGCCATGTGCTATGCAGTCACAACAGGCAGGATATCACCCTGGGTGATTTACAATTCAGAGTCAGGGCAACGGTTCTTGGGTGAACTCACTCCCGATCAGATCAACATGGTATGGCCTTACATTGACTCAGATGTATGGCAGAAAAAGTTTCACAACTATCCTGCTGATCAAGAATACGCAAAAGACATATTGAGCAAGGCAGGTTGGTAACATGGCAACAGTAATATTTTTAACACTCATACTCTTACAGATCAAACACTGGTATATTGACTTTGTGGATCAAAGCATGACGGAGGTCAATCACAAAGGCGTGTACGGACATTGGGTAGGCATGCGGCACAGTCTCAAACAAGGTATTGGCACAGCCGTGTGTGTTGGTCTAGTGGTTGGTCCGGCCTATTGGCCAGCCAGCATAATAATGGGCGTGATAGATGCTGTGTCTCACTATCACATTGATTGGGCCAAAATGAACTGGGGCAATAGAGACCTTCAGAATCCCAGCTTCTGGGCACACTTGGGCTTGGATCAGATGGCACATCAGTTGACTTACATTGGCCTTGTGGCTATAATTGCATTATGATTAGATCTATTAACGGCAGCAAATACATTCAAGTATCAGGTGGCATGTTCACCAATCCATACATCAGTCCAGGTGCAAGCGGAGCAGGCATGGTGCGGTGGAGTCCCAGCATGAACTGTTTGGAAATTAATGATGGCAACTCCTGGCAATCGCTTCACTCATCACATCCTATGATTTCACTCTCATCAGACGCTGAAACCTTATTAGATTGGGCGCGAGCCAAGCGTGATGAAGAATGGCGCATTGCTGCCCTAGCAGCCAAGCATCCTACAGTGGCAGATGCCTTGGCAGCAGTTCAACTGGCCAAAGAGAAACTACAAGTTGTGACTGCACTGTGTGATACTGATTCAAAATGAGTGCAGACATTGATTTTCCAATAGTGTATTGCAATGGCGATAGTTACAGTGATGAAAATTATTATCCAACATTAAAAAATCAAACCTATGCACATGTGGTCGGAGAGTATTTTCAGGGATTTGTAGTAAACAATGCAATAAGTGGCAGTTGCAATCGACGTATATTAAGAACTGCTGTTCATGATTTAACGCATCAAAGAACGTTAAATCCAGATCAAAAAATAATTGCATTGATTGGATTATCATTTGAACTCAGAAGTGAAATATGGAACAATAATAAAATTCCACGCAACGAGTCTGAATCAAATTTTGAAACTCACATTTTTACAGAAGAAATAAATTGGCGCAAAATGCTTCTAGCTGGCAAAGACATAGGATTGAAAAAAAACAAACATAGAATTGATCAAAAATTTTTTGACAAATACAGTCAAGGTCGTGCATACTACTACAGTCCTTATGCAGAGAGGACTAATCTTTTATGCGACTTAATGATGTTTCAGGCGCTGATGCAACAACTAGACATACAGTTTTTAATATTTCAAGCGCCAATGGCTGAAAAACTAGAATCTGAATACCTACTTGACTTTTTTAAATCACATCTAAAAAGTGAAAATTTCTTTGACTTTGAAACTTTTGGATTTGCACGTTGGTGCTGTCAACAAGGATTTGTTCCGTTGGATTTTAAAGATCGGCCCGACATTGCACACTATGGTCCAGATGCACATCGTGCATTTGCTGAACAAATTCTTATACCACATTTAGAAAAATATGAGCGCAGACATCGACATTGATGTGCCGGATAGAACGGCGGTGTTGAAACTGATTCAACACACTGCCGCACGGCAACTGCATCAAGGTCAAGTGCGTAAACACAATTCGGGCATCTATATCACAGACATTCCACAGGACATACCCAACGGCTGTGCAGCCATAGACTATGAGTCAGCAGAACAGCGTGGATACTTCAAGATAGACCTGTTGAACATGAGTGTGTATCAGTTGATCCGTGATCCTGCACACTATGCAGAAATGTTAGCAGCCTCCCCGCCCTGGCACAGACTGTGGACTGACACTG